CTTCGTTAGGAGTAATAACTCCACTATTTACTAAAGTGCTGTAATATTTTGCTTTTTCATCTAACTCTGGCTGTAAAGGCGAGAGGTCTTCTAGTACTGCTGCAAGGTCATAACCAAAATATCGTTCTAATCCACTAATTACTTTTCTTACTAGAGGTAGAACGGTTTCTTGATACATTAGTCTGTGATTAGGTCTAATATTTGCATTATTTCCGCCCTTTAATAATAAGGTTGGAACACCTAAACATTTGAGGATAGTATCCTCTAAGTTATTCACAGATTCTTCAAAATCTAACTTTTTAAAGTCAACATCAGACATTTTATCAATCTCTAGTCCGCCGTCTAAAACTAAAGGTCTACGACCTCCACTCTTAGGACTGTATCTTGCTGACCAAGAATTGATAAGTCTTTCTTTAACTTTAGTACTTAGAGTATTAGGACTCTTTAGTACTAATCCAGGTACTGCTCCGTTTTCAAAGAAGGTTGCCTGAAAGTCTCTCATATTATTCAGCAAGTTAATTGAATCTCTTGCTGCTATCATTCTAGATGTTCCTCGATAGATAGATTTTGATGAATTGTCTTGGATATGAATAATTTCTTCGGGTTTATACTTAATGTCACCGTATTCGTATCCTTTAATAAATGTTTTCTTATGTGGAACTATTACCATATCACTTGCTGGTAAATGGTATAAGTGCGCTCCATCATAATAAATAAAACAGTTTCCGTCTATCATCATATCCAAGAATAGTTGCCTTCTAAAGGCATCCGCATTTTGGAAAGGATTAGGCTGTCTGTTTAATAATGTAACTAATTTCTTATGCCTAACAGTTGCTACTCCAGGAAACGCTTCTTTGTCTCCTACGTCAACTCCTATCTGGGAAGCTGCATCCACAATCATGTTTACACCTCGGTTAACTACTTCTAAGTGCTCAAATGCTCTTTCATAAGGGACGCTTTTATACGAGGCGTCTTGTATACCTTCTGATTGTGAAATTCGAGGTTGTGCCGGATTTAGCTTTCGTAATCCTAAACTATCTAACATTCCCATATTCTTTTTCTCTTCTTTTGTTAACCCAGCGTTGCTGCTTGGGGCCAGTGATTAATGAAGGCTTCTTCCCGTAAATCGAATGTAGTTTCAAATGGTGCGTATGACAGAGAGTAACCGTATCATCGTAAATCTCTTTACGGTGTACCTCGATAAACTCATCTCTAATACCCATCATATCTTCAGCTGTCAATATAACGAGGTTCTTTTCCTTAATCCACTTATTAAGAAGTTCTGTTACACTAAAGAAGTGATGAAAGTCCAAGTTCTCAACTCCCCCACAGATGTAACATTCTTCGTCTTTTATATAAGCACTCTTTGCACGGTCTCTAATGTATTTTATTTTATCCCGTTTAAGTTCACTCATAAAGTATTTTTCTTACATTTTTTCTGTATTCTGGATATTATATCAAAGTTATATCTAAAAGTCAAGAGGAATTTTTCGTTGGTGGTACGATTATTTGGTTGTACCCACAAAAATCATCTAGTATCCATAGTTAGAAAGTTATTTCGGATGCGACAAATGTATATAAAGCGTAACGCAGGGCGTCTGCCATATGCGAAGCCATATTATGTACAGGTTTCTCTGTTATTAAATTTTCATTAGGGTTCCATTGATACTGGTCTAATGATATTAGCGTGTCTTTACAACTTTGGTCTACTATTAGGTTTTCGTTGTCTACAATAGTAGCTACTGCAGCTATACCATCTAGTACACTCTTAGTAGCATTTATAGTAGAAATATCGTACTCCTGCGCCAAATCGAATCTCATCTGCTGTGCTGCGGAGTCTATGTAAATTGCGTCTATATCCCACTTTTCTATTAGTTGTTGTAGTACTCTAGCATGTTGCTCAGTAGTACGCTCAGCGTGCATGTACTCCTCTAGTACATAGTACTTCTTCTCATCCCAATCATAACCAATAACACAAAAAGCTGTTGGGTCACGGTAACCAACGTCTAGACCTGCAAATACTTCCATATTAGAAGTATCCATTTCTTCTAGATTAGCTACACAAGTTTCATAATTAAAGTTCCATACTTGACCTTCGAATGTATTAAAGTCTGCTAAGTACTCCTGGTTAAACTCTGCCTTAGACATACCTGCTTTTGCGTCTTCAATATCTCTTTTACTAAATCGAGGATTTTCATGGTAGGAAGCTCTTATGGATACCCAGTTATCGTACTCCTCTGTGAATCCTCTATTATAAAATTCTGCAAACCAATTGTTACGTCCACGAGGAGTAGATATAAATATACATTTACTTTGAGGTTTGTCTAGAGTAGGTCGTAAGGCAACATTAAAAGCATCCTTGCCTCCATCACCTAGCGCGGCTTCATCAAATATAATAAGATCATAACTCCTACCAACGGTGCTATCGACCTGATTAACTGATCCCATTCTGATAGTACTTCCATTAGTTAATTCTATTACCTTATCTTTTGCATTATCTTTAGCTACTTCTAAGTCGAAGTGCTTAATTAATCCTCTTTGCAAATCAAAGGATATCTGTGAGAGTGAATAGTTAGGACTCATTACTAGAACATTTACATTAGGTACTAGGGCGACTAGCTGGCCAATAATGTTTGCTATATACGTTTTACCCTGCCTACGTGATAAGGCAGCTACAATGAATCTGTAATCTGGGGAGTTGACTGCATTGATTAATGCAATTTGAGATTTTATGGGTTCTATACCCAATAAGTTTAAATACTGTAAGATAGGTAATTTTATAAATCTATCTTCTTTCGTATAATCTAACACTTTGTCGGAAGATACGTTTTCTCTACTAATTTCTAACATTTATATTCCTTATTGTTAATAAACAAAAGCCTTACGTAGAAGTAAGGCTCTTGTGTGGTGTGCCTAACTTATTTTTACTCGCTAGTAAACAGTTTGTAAACTACTGCCGCTGACAATAGACCTACAAGTCCTGCGCTACCTAAATCATGAATGATACCCGTAATTGTTGCAATAACATCTCCACCTAAGAAAGGTACAGAGCCACCGAAAATTATCTGTAGAACTATCGTTAAACAAATTAATGATAGACCTGCGTGAGTACCAGCTTTAATCCAACCGATAACTTTTTCCATAAAAATATCTCCTTTTCAACTTTTGTCATCTTGACAATTTAAAATTATACCATAATTAAACAAAAAGTCAAGTGGAATATTTCTTAGGTTATCGGTTATTTACTGTTCAAGGTTACTAATCTTTTGTACTATGTGAAACTACTTTTCCCAATCTTAAACCCGATATTTTTTGATTGGGAACGTATCTCCATATATAACCTCGTTCAGCATCTTTATGCCCAAAAATAGTATTCATTAATCCTATTTTTATAACCATATGTTTCTTGCCGTCAAGCTGTACAATATCTCCTTCTTTAAAAGGGCCGAAATACTTAAAACTCATTCCAGCGGCAGCTTTAACAGCTAAATCTTTTATCCATAAAGCAACAATAATACCTACCATCATTGCTACAAATGGAGTAATTAAATCTGCTATTTGTATACCAAGTTCATTTGGCGTCATGAGAATGTCTCCATTAATTGTGGGCCAAACTGAACCATTACAAAACTAATAGCTGCAATCGCTACAATACCTAATAGCATCCATTTCATTTTGAAATCATCTACAAGCATTTTGAACCCTATTATTTCGTTTCCTAAAATGCGCAGTGACAGTTCTAATTTACCCTCGTCTTCGTTATTATTCATCTGTGTTCCTTTGTGGTTTCTTGTTTAATTATATAATCTTTGACTGCAGATTTGATTGCGTCTTCCGCTAGAACACTGCAGTGTATCTTAACTGGTGGAAGTTGCAACTCTTCAACAATTTCAGTATTTTTAATTTCTTCTACTTGATGAATAGTTTTACCTTTTACCCATTCTGTTAATAATGAGCTAGAAGCAATCGCCGAGCCACACCCATAAGTTTTAAACTTTGCGTCTGTGACTACGTCATCTTCTATACGTATTTGTAACTTCATAACATCCCCACAAGCAGGCGCACCCACCATACCAGTTCCTACATGTGGATCGTTAGCATCCATCTTACCCACATTTCGTGGGTTATTATAATGATCTAATACCTTTTCTGAATATGCCATAATTACTCCTTAATAATAATTTATATTTACTACAAATCTTCTATCTGCATCTGTTTGTGAAACGCAAGTATGCAACATAGTGTTAGAAAAAGTAACAAGTCTATTTGCTACCGAGCCTATTCTAGTACCATCCTCTAAAAGAGTATACCCATTATTGTTATTTAAGTAGTATATTGATACCTTTAAGTCTTCTCTGCTTTCTCCCTTTTTTGCTTGATCTAAATGCCACCCATGCAGTTTAGGGCTGGGCTGCTTTAGTATACTATTTATCTTAACCCTAGAAAACTGGGTAGTCTCGATCTTTTCTAGTAAAGGCTTGAAATAATGGTGAAAATCGCTCCACTCATTTAAATATACTAAATGAGTGTAACTAGACTGACTCTCTCCCTCTGCGAACCCATAAGGAGCCGGAGAGGGGTTTGGAGCAGTAACTGGTTGAAAGTACCAAGGAAAGTACTTGTTCTCTATAACCCCCTGGCACATCCATTTGTGTAACTCAGGGTCTAAAACATTATCTATTATTTTTGTTGTCATTATTTTCCTTGGTTAATTAAATGTTACAGACTCCCCGCATCCACAAGCTGCCTTAACTTGTGGATTGTAGAATTCAAATCCCTCATTAAGCCCCTGCCTTTGATAGTCTACTTCTGTACCTGACAAGTACAATAGACTCTTAGCGTCAACGATAAGATTTACTCCTCTATTTTTGAATACAATATCTTCAGCATCTACTGAGTCAACGTACTCTAGGGTATAAGAATACCCCGAACATCCTGCGGTTCTCACCCCCACACGTATACCTAACCCTG